TCAAAAACAGATATAACGACCCCGGTCTCCATCGTCGATTTGTCGTTGGAGTCGACAGATCAAGAATGAAGTTGTATGATGTGGAACAGAATGCACAACAAAATATTGGACCTGATATTGCTGATAAACCTGTGATGGATAATACAGATTTTGGTGAAGGTCTACGAAGAGAACGAGTAGATAAGAGTATATTCGAATCATGGAAATGAAACAGTTTAGAATAAAATTTAAACATTGGAAAGAAGACAGAGAAATCGTAGAAGTTGGCACTATGCCCGATGTATTGAATAATCCCATGTCAGAAAAATTTGTTATACAGACACCTCAAGGTGATTTTATTGACATTATTAAAAGTACAGTCGTGGAGGGCCCAACACTTGTCGATTGAATATAAATTTAATGAAGAAGAATTGGTAAATGAGTTAGCAGACTACATCGACTCTACGTATGATCAGCACTATGCGAAAGGTAAGTTCCAAGCCACAGAATTTATCATTGATGGTGGTCATGGTGAAGGATTCTGTTTGGGCAACATCCTCAAGTACACACAGCGATACGGTCAGAAAGATGGTAAGAATCGTAAGGATCTGATGAAGGTTCTACATTATGCTCTCATGGCACTACATGTACATGATTTGGAGCATCAAGAACCTACAGATTGGCGAACTATATCCCAATGATCTAAAAATGTAATTATTAACATAAAATAGTCTAAGAAAATCTCTAATCAAATCAAAGACTTATATTACGCCAGAATCTCCAATCAAATCAATAACTTAGGGATGTACATATCCGGCCCCTGAGGTATAATGGGTCCTGTAAATTACTAAAGGACGTTGATATGGCTAAGCAACTTTACATCTCAGAGTTTTTCGCAGACACCTACAGTGGTGGTAACACCATCCCTTGGGACGCTGCTGCTAAGTACTTTCGTAACGCTGGCCACTTTGGTATGACTTATGCTGATGGTGAAGGTCTTCTCGAAAACTTGATTGGTTTCGAAAAGTTCTATGACACAATGATGGTTGAGTGTTCTTCTGAGCTCGAGGCTGGTCAGCGTGTTTACGAGTGTGAAGACGATTTTTACTCTGACTACTGCTGGGAAATCTGTGCATTCAATGTTCTTTGCGAAGGCTTCGGTAAACTCTTTGCACCGAAAGCTGCATAAATAATACGGAGGTACTAATTATGTGGACACCAACAAAAATTGCTGTACTTTTAACTTTTTTTGCTGTAGGATTTTGGTCTGGTGGTGCTTATGGTCAAGAGAAAAAAGATTCTGTGGCAACCAAAGGCACTACAACCGGTGGTTATGTAGTGTATGTCAATGGTAAACGCGATCATCGTGCTGAACTCAGATTGATGCAACAACATATGCATAATCGTAACGGGCGTCAGGGCTTTGGCGAATATACTAAAAATCGAATAAATCGAGAATTCGATCATCGTTTAAAGCGTAAGATCGATGCCGAAGTCGATCGTGTCATGGATAAAATATTTTAGGAAAATTTATGAAAGAGAAATTAGTGCGATGGTGTAAGATCGTAGTTGCTACACCAATCGTTTTTTTATGGGATATATTTTTCTTTTTGGTCGAAAAATTATACGAAGGTTGTAAATTTGTCGATGAAAAAGGAGGAGCAAAATTAGAGGAATTCATTGATGGCTAGTGTGAGGATACCGCTTGATACTATGAATAAAGTATTGGGTCTGCTTGGTTCGTTGCCGTACACTCAAGTGGCAGAATTGATTACTGAAGTCAAAGAGGTAAGTGTTGTCGGAGAGGACCCGATTCATAAAGTTGGTACTGAAGAAGATTTATCTGAAACAACACCTAAAAATAAAAAATGACATTTGATACTTTCATGGTGATTGCAGGTGGCATTATGCTTTCTGCAAAATTTTTATTTTGGTTATTTGTACTTGGTCTGATTGTATGGGCTTTCTTTAAATTTTTAGGCCCAATTTTAACATTCATATCATATGGCTTTGCCACACTAATCTTATTCCTTACTCTTTTATGTTTCGTATTTTTTTACTGACATTCCTATTAACTTCATGTGCTCTCGCTCCTGATGACTGGGGCGTTTCTATTGAAGATATGGAGGGAATGGGAAATCCAGACATCGAAGAATGTCAGATTACTTTCGGCGGTGAAGTACCAATGGTGCCATGTACTATTGAATTGAATTTTGAATGGGATTTATGAAAATAGCTCTTTTGTCAATTTATTTTTTCTATCTAATAGCAATCAATCTTGCTTTGACATTTATTGCATATAGGATATATTATGAAGATTTATGACGATATTTTTGATGAACAAGAATTAAATTACATTAGAGAAGTTTTTAATGAAGATTTAAAAGGTCCGTGGACAATTAACAAATATCATTGGCAAGATATTTTGACAATTGGCACTGATGGTTTTGTTCTAATGCGTCATGTACCAGGTAAAGTAAAAAACATTGTTTTTGATGCTATCAAAAAACATGTACATTTTGATAAAGAACCGAATATAATGTTTTATATGTGGTTGACAGGATCTGGTATCAATTGGCATCATGATGATCATACAAAACAAGCTTGTACGATTTATCTAGAAGACTGGCCGCTTGAATGTGGTGGTCAATTGATATACAAAGAAGGACGAGCTAATAAGCTTATTCCTGTCAAAGCAAATAGAATGGTTGTCAATGATGACCGTACCGAGCATATGGTATCTTTAGTCAGAAAAAATAAAGATAAAATTCGATTTACTATGCAGATATTTGATGTACGATGAACAGATTTTATATTGAAGAAACACCACAACGATGTGCTCAGTCACATTGCGACAAACACGTACCGAAGATGTACGTTGAAGAAGCACAGATGCTATCGACTGTGCATCGTCTCCTTGATGGTACTGAGGAGCGTCGACCTTCAAAGTCAGGCAAGACTATGCAACGTTATTGGAAATTGCCTGATGAGCGCGAGGATGTCCTCTATTCTGCCGTACATGTAAAACATCCGTGTACTGTATGGGCTATGGAGACGGCAGGTAATTACAAGTGGGCATATCAGATGTTCCTCTACCTCGGCATCGAGTACAACTATCGATACAACAAGTATCACAAGACAGATGAGCTTGATGGTTGGTTGTGTTTTCCTCCTAACAACATTAATCCATCCGAAGAAGTGACTCCTATGCCGCTCGCGATGGGTGCAAATCCCGAATGCATGAATCCTGACGATGTGATGGGTTCTTATCGAGCATTTTACCAAACCAAACAAGAACGATTTAAAATGGTTTGGACAAAACGGCCTGTACCTGAATGGTTCGAATACTCCGCAGCATAAATAGTTATACACTATTTCGGAGGTCGTCATGGCTAGACTCACCAAAGTATCTGAGTTGGATGCTGATTTTATTGCGCGTGCAACTCAAGTTACGTCATTCAATATTCGTGGTGCAGATTTTGAATCTCTCAAATATAAAAACGAGATTCAACATCTGTACGCCACTTATATGTTCAAAGGATTTGATCTGTCTAAAACCATCAAAGGCATGGATGTGACTAAAGTCAATAATCTTATCAATGATCTCAAGACAATCGATCGTCAAGCATTTAATAATCTATATGACTTTCAACCAAAAGGCGTGGGTCCTGGTGAATGCCTACTATATTTCTTAATTGATGATGCTACACTCGGTGGAGGTACATCTGCTGGTGTTGATATGAAAATTGGATCAAAACTTTTCGAAGTCAAGGGCGCTAATTTAGCAGGTGATAAAAAGTCTGTAACTGGATTTAAATTGGGTGGTACAGTGGACCTTACAGATATGGTGAATAAAGCTGTACAAATGAAAGAATCTCTTGGGTTTGCTACCATGGGCAAAGGCAAGAATGAAGTAAATAAGACTCAAATAGAAGCAATCAAGAAAACATATCCAAAAGAATGGAAAGCAATTGAAACAGAATATGCTAATAAAGCATACAAATATTTTGGAAATATCCCTGTGATTTTCTTCAATAATAATCGCAGCGGCCCAAAATTAACAACTGCTGCTGGTCATGTGATCAAAGCAGATCCAGTTAAAAAGACTGACATTATGATCGATGTTATTACTCAAGGCACTATTAAACCCAAGATTAAAGTCTAATGAAAAAATTCGATAAGTATATAGTAGAAGCCAAGAACACTCATATGGAACATGTGGAGGATTTGATATTCAATGAAGGCGTGGTTGGAACTAGAAAGGCTATTAATTTCCTACGTGATTTACGAGATATGTTATCAGGTAGTAGCAAAGCTTCTGTCTCTCGCACCGTCAAATGGGACGGTGCTCCTGCTGTATTCGCGGGCATCGATCCGACAGACGGTAAGTTTTTCGTTGCTAAAAAAGGTGTATTTAACAAAAACCCAAAAATCTATAAGACTCCCGCAGACGTCAAAGCTGATACTACAGGAACTCTTACTGATAAACTCCTCGTTGCGCTCGAAGAATTCAGCAAACTTGGAATCAAAAAAGGCGTATTTCAGGGTGATTTGATGTTCACCAAAGGAGACGTCAAAAAGGAAACCATCGATGATGAGTCTTATTTTACTTTCCAGCCTAATACTATTGTCTATGCTGTTCCTGTCAAAAGTCCGCTCGGACGTGAAATTAGTAAAGCTAAAATCGGAGTTGTATGGCACACTACTTATACTGGAAACGATTTTGTTTCTATGCGGGCTAGTTTTGGTAAACAGATTGCTTCTACCTTTAATAATGTAGCCGGTGTATGGCAGACCGATGCTACTTATCGAGATGAAACAGGAAACGCTACATTTACTTTAGCTGAAACTGAAAGAGTAACTGCACTCTTATCACAGGCGGGTACAGTTTTTAATAATACGCCTGCAGAATTGATTAACTATTTTCATGAGAATAAAACCATGCTAGATCTCATCAAAATATTTAATAATAGTTATGTTAGAGGTGGCAAACGAATTAATCCGCGTACACACACTCAAGCATTCATGAATTGGATTACTGATCGATACAAAAAAGAACTTGATAAATTAAAAACACCAGCTAGCAAAGCAAAGAAAAAAGCTGAGATGAAAAATACAATGAGATTTTTTAGTCGATTTAGAAAGCCACAAATTCAAAATGTATGGACATTAATGGTTCTGCTGTCAGACGCTAAACAGATGATCATAAATAAAATGAATAAAGCTGGTTCTCTTCGAACCTTTCTTAGAACTCGTACAGGTTTTAAAGTTACAGCACCAGAAGGTTTCTGTGCTATCGATCATTTGAGCAACGATGCTGTCAAGATTGTAGATAGAATGGAATTTAGTAAAGCTAATTTTAGCCCTGATGTGATAAAAGGATGGCAACGATAAATGCAAGGAAGACACTTAGGCGGTCACTGCGGTGTGACTCATTTAGATCATGGCGCTATTGATTGGGCCATAGAAGAATTTGATATTAAATCAATGCTCGACGTCGGCTGCGGGCCCGGGGGCATGGTCAATTTAGCAGTCAGAAAAGGATTAAAAGCACATGGCATTGATGGCGATCGAAAAATCGCCGAGAGTTGGTTTAACAAATCAATGTTTACTATACATGATTTTCAAGACGGTCCTCCAACAATTAACGAAACATACGATTTGTGTTGGTCGGTAGAATTTGTAGAACATGTGTACGAGCAATATATGGATAATTATGTTGCTGCATTTCAAAAATGTCGTGTACTCTTTATGACGCACGCTGTACCTGGTCAAGGCGGACATCATCACGTCAACGAGCAAGAAGAAGATTATTGGCTTCAAAAAATTGAGAGTTATGGATTTAAGTTTAGTCGACAGCATACTACTAAATTAAAAGAAGTAACAACAATGAATACAGATGGCGGCCGATGGGCACCATACGTTAAATTAACCGGACTTGTATTCATCAATGAAAAGTTTAATAATTAGTCAGCCAAAATCAGGCACATATCTGCTTGCTAACGTGCTCCAAAATATGGGGTTGATGTTTACATATATGCATATCAATGCCGGAGCGTATGACAGATATAATCCTCAAGATCTAGAAGATGGTCGTAAACATCCAGAAAGATATCGTACAAAAGCTAGTATCGAAGAAGCACTCGAACAAATTAATGATAATGAGTTTGCTGTTACACACCACATCTATAGTCAAAAACTAGAGCAACAGCTATATAATTTTAAAAAAATTATCTTACATAGAAATCCAAAAGATGCTGCTGATAGTTGGAATAGATGGAATAAAGAGAGTGGTAGAAATAGACCTCGAAAAGTAACCATACCAGATAGTATCAAGAAATGGTCTGATAAAAGATGGACGTTTACTTTATCTTTTGAGGATATGATAAATAAAAATACAAAGGTTATCGATGACCTACAACAGTTTTTATTCGCTGAAATAAAATATAATAGTCTAGATATTTTAGAGTTGAGTCTATCACAAGATTCCCTAACAAAGAGTAGTTTGAGAAATGTTAATTAGTGATGAATATAAAAATGTACTTAGACAAACACGTGAAGAATCTAAAACTCGATGGGGTGACACAGGTCGCCAATATGTTAGAGAAGTTTTACCTCTCCTTCAAAAAGAAACGTATGTAGATATCCTCGATTATGGTGCCGGTCATGGCACTTTCGGCGCTTCTTTACCCAATCAATATCAAGTAACCGAATACGATCCAGGTTTTGCAGATAAAGCAGACAACAATATACCTCGTTCTTTTGTGGTATGTTGTGATGTGCTTGAACATATAGAACCAACTCTCATTGAATCAGTACTTGATGATCTTCAACGCTGTACACTCGACAAAGGTTATTTTGTTATCAGTTGTAGACCAGCTGCAAAAATATTATCTGATGGTAGAAATGCACATCTGATTGTAGAAGATCAATCATGGTGGAAAGAAAAACTTAATACAAGATTTAATCTATTATCAGAAAAGTGGGATGATAGACAGAAAAATTATATAGTTTATGTTTCCCGAAAAAATTAATGTAATAGGAAATGCTCAAAGTTTATTCAATAAAAATTACGGAGAGCAGATAGACAAATATCCTACGGTAAGATTTAATTACATAGAAAATCTGAAGCCACAAATACAGGGTACAAGATGGGATTATATGGCAACGAGCGATCCAAAACAAATAGCTCGTTGGAATAAAGCGGCTGAATTGCCTTTTCATACTTTTTTGTTTACGATATGGGCAGAAAAAGAAAAAAGGCATGTCACTGGCGACAAATACAAGGGAAAGAGTGTATATAGAATACCAGACAAAATATGGACAGAATTAAATAATATTAATCCTCGACCTTCGACTGGTTTATCTGTTTTATATCTTTTTGATCAATTGAATATCGCTGAAGTGAATGTATACGGATTTGATTTTAAAGAAACAAAAAGCTATTATAATTCTGCTGATACAGATAATCGACAAAGTTCTATGCACAATTACGATCAAGAAAAAAAATATATAAATCAGATGATTGAAAAAAATAACTGGAATATATTTTAATGAAAGCATTTATTTTAAGACACGACAGCACATTATCATATGAATATGCAGAGATTGCAGCAGAGTCGTGTGATGAACATAAAATTGAATGGGAATATTTTGAAGGATTCAGCAATATGTTGGGTTCTGATGCTCATAAACAAATCGGTGTCATTGAAAATCCAAAGAAAACACTAAAACCTATTAATTCAGATAGTAATAAGGCGCAACTTTGTACAGCTGGTCATGTCGCTATATGGAAACATATCGTAGATACTCGTATGCAATCGGCCATCATATTAGAACACGATGCTGTAATGCTACAAGAATTCGATTTTAATATTAATTATGATTGTATCGTTGCATTGGGATATAAATTAAAAGATAAGAATCAATATAATCATGTCAAAGATAAAGTTGCATTGAGAAAAATAGATAAACATAGTGGATCACATGCTTATGTTATTACTCGCGGTGCTGCTGAACAAATGCTTGATAATATCAGAGAGATGGGAACATCTGGTTGTGTCGATCAACATGTTTTTAGAGCAAATACTCTCAGAAAAAATGTACCGCTGTATATTGCAGATCCCGTTTGTGCGATCGGTTGGATAAGAAAATCCACAATATGGGGCGCAGCAAGTTTAGTTAACTTTGATTATATTGATTCATTTAAAAAGAATTTATCATGAAACCAGCGCAGGCTTATATACTAAAAACAATTGATGAACGATCTCAAAAATATGCATCTGATGTAGCAGATTCGTGTAGAGAGGTAGGATTACCGTGGGAATATGTTGAATGGTATCAAGGCAAACCAGAATTAGCATGGCAAAATACCGGTGTTCCTAAACCAACTAAGGTAAGTGGCGGTGCTGCTGCACAGTGTTGTTATAGTGGTCATATTGCAATTTGGAAAAAGATAGCGGATAGCGGGAAAGCTGCTATCGTATTAGAACATGATGGAATGATGTTGTGGCCTGTGAATGTGGAAATACCTGAAAATATGATTGTCGTCCTGGGATATAAACTAGAACATCCTACAAATTATGATCATCGAGCCGCAGGTCCTCCATTTCAAATTATTGATGTAAAAGGTGGTGGTCATGAAGGTTCTCATGCATATGCTATTACACCGAAAACTGCCGAAAAATTATTAGAAGAAATTGCCACAATGGGTTGTTCAGGTGCAATCGATAATCAATATTTTCTGAAATCTCGTAGGTCTAAAATTCCTATTAAAATCATGAGTCCTACTCCAGCTATCGGTTGGATACGAGAATCTACAATACAAAGTAGATCATCAACTAAAAATTATGAGTTCATTCCTTCTTTTAAAGAACATTTAAAATCATAATTGTATAAATACCTGTAGAAGTTAGGCTGCGGCAGACCTTCGTTAGGATAAGGCTAAGGCAATCTCCATGAAAAAGGTAGTTATCGCGTTCGGTCGTATGAATCCTCCTACGATTGGCCACGAAAAATTAGTTACAAAAATTAAAATGGTTGCACGGAAGAATCGTGCGACACCTATGCTCTTCTTATCTCATTCGCAAGATAAGAGAAAAAATCCCCTTTCCTACGAAGATAAAATCCGCCTCGCTAAAAAAGCATTTGGACCTATGGTACAAAATTCAAATGCTCGAACAATTATTGACGTTGCAAAACAATTACAAAACAAATATAACGAGCTTATTGTTATAGGCGGATCTGATAGAGTAGATGATTTTCAGAAGTTATTAAATACATATAATGGTAAAGATTATAACTTTGATAAGATTACCGTGGTATCAGCAGGTGAAAGAGACCCTGATTCAGACGATGTTTCAGGCATGAGTGCTTCTAAATTAAGATCACTCGCATATGCTGGTAAATTTACTCAATTTAAATCTGGTCTGCCAAAAAGAATACAAAGAGGTTCAGAGGCAAAAGATATGTACGATAAAATAAGAGATGTTGCTGGCGTATCTGAAGACAAAAATTTACAAGAAGTCTTGACAATGCAACAACGTCTAAAGCGCAAGCAAATGATGAAGCGCATTAAAGGCAAAATTAAGTTAGGCAAAAGACGAGCTAAATATAAGATTGCAAATACCGATAAGTTAAAAAAGAGATCGATGAAAAAGGCAAGAGAAGCCATACGAGCTAGAATTGCTGGATCTCAGGGCAAAAATTATAAAGATTTGCCATACGCCGGCCGTCAACAAGTCGATAAAAAGGTTGAAAAGAAAAAGGATATTATTTCGCGGCTTGCAAAGCGAATGTTGCCTAAAGTTAAAAAAGCCGAGATGGAAAGAGTACAAAAAGCTAGAAAGACTCGAAAAGAATCTGTTGAGTCTGAAATGATTATGAGAATCATTGATAAAATTAATTTAGAAAAAATATCAGAGAAGGTAGAACACAATCTTCGAAAGAAAAGTGAAAAATATAATATTACTTTTGAAGAAATTCGCGATCGATATACTGAATACAAGCAAGAATGGTATCTTGTAGATACAGACTTAAGTGCTGAGCAATATGCATTTGACAATTTAAATCATGATTTAATTAATGAGAAAGGTGAAGATGCAAAAGGTCATAAGAGGCCGACAGAAGACGGAGCAGGTTTGACACGTAAAGGTGCAAAAGCGCACGGTGTTAAGACCGCGGTAACAACACCGCCCTCTAAACTCGATCCAGACGGTAAAGCAGCTGGTAGACGAAAGTCTTTCTGTGCTCGCTCGCGAGGATGGACAGGTGAGAGGGGAAAAGCAGCACGACGTAGGTGGAACTGCTAATGGCAATTTGGAACAAAGACTCGCAATCATATCTAGCAAATAATAAAACATTATTTGAAGCTGTAGTCGTTGCTCCGTTTGTTTCTGCTGGTTTGCCTGCAGGTCAGCAACATATTAATAAATTTGGTTATACAGGTACAGATATCAATGGTACTGCCACGATATGGGATGGATGTGGCACAACGGCACTGTATCCATATCCATCGAGTGGTGTTGTTGCAATTACATCTTCGAGCGGTACTGACACAGGAGAAATAGTCGAAGTTCAAGGTCTTGATGATGATTATAATCAAGTGATCGAAGACATTAACGTTGGTTCGTCTGGTGCAACAACTTTCTCTCGTATCTTTCGTGCTCGTATGAAGGATGCAACAAACGTCGGACTTATTAGTATCAATCAAGGCGCATCACTTGCGGCACAGATTATAGCAGGAAATGGTCAGACTCTAATGGCAGTCTATACGATTCCTGCAGGTAAGACTGGATATTTGATAAAATTCCAAGGAAGTTCGGATAAGTCGACAGCAGTACAATTTAAATTATTTGCTCGACCTTTTGGAGAGGCATTTAACTTAAAAGGACAATGGGGAACACAGGGTGGAAACGTTGTAACATATGATTACCCAATTCCTCTGACTTTTGCAGAAAAAACAGATTTAAAGATTGATTTTACAACCGGAAACAACTGTGGCGGTGGTGCAATCTTTGATGTTTTATTAGTAGATAACTAGGCGTAAATAAATGAAAACTTTTTTAGAATATACAGAAAATCAAAAAAGAGTTAAAGACAAAATTAATAGAGAGAAGGAAGCTGATAAAGAAAAACACGATCGTATGATGGATCGTGCTCGTACTCGCGATACTCGTAAAAAGAATACAATGACTGAAGAAGGTGGTTCATTTGCTGCGAAAGCTGCAAAGTCTGGTATCTCAGCAAGTACATTGCGTAAAGTTTACAACAGAGGTGTTGCAGCATGGAAAACAGGTCATCGACCTGGCACGACTCCACAACAATGGGGTCATGCACGTGTCAATGCTTTTATTGCAAAGAAAAAGAAAGGTGGACTCAACCACGATAAAGATCTAGCGTGAGGATATTATGGCAGATTTAAAGGATACAAGCGAAATACAAGGACTCATGTCCGCTGTGAAAGATATTATGAAAGGTAATCAAAACCTTTATCAGCAGGATTTAGAGAGACAATTTAATTTTCCCGGTGCTACAGCACCAGTAGAGGAACCAGTAGATGATATTAGCGGAAGCGATTCAGAGGAACAAGTTGAAGTCAGCAGCGAAGAGCCTGTCGAAGCTAGCTCGGACGAACACATCAGTTCGGAGAGTGATGCAGAAGTTACAGACGGGGAAGTTGCCGACGAAACAGGATCTGAAATCAGTCAAGGGTAAAGAGCAAGACGATGTAGTAATGGCTTTGACTCAGGCGATTGGACCTGACGAAGCGATTAAGTTGCTCGAAATGTGTGACATGTCTAAGCATGCTGCTAAGCTTGTGCCTAATAAGAAGGGTGATCCCGATGGGCCTCTACCAAAATGGGGAGAACCTGAAGGTGTTGAAGATGCAATCAAGAAAACACCTGGTCAAAAGAAAGTAAAAGAAGCCTGTTGGGACGGATACAAAAAAGTTGGTATGAAGAAAAAAGGTAAGAAGCGTGTACCTAACTGTGTACCAGAAGAGAAAGAAGTTAAAACAATTAAGGTTGGTGAAGATGCAGTAGGTAGTGATCAATGCCATTATGCACTTGTCATGGATAGAAAAGTTACAGCTGTTGGTACTAAAGACGAGATGCTTGCGAAGTGTAAAGAAGAGGGTGGTCGAGTTTGGGTATCTACTAAAAGGGTTGGTGACGTTGTCGAAGAACGATCAGCACAAGATCCTGACATTAAAGATCGTAAG